TTTACACAACAAATCTTAAGAAAGGAGCCTAAGTTCACAAGTCTTAGGAAAGGAGGTCACTTTAATGAAACCTTTAAAAGCAGCAGCGTACTATCAACAATCCTTTGATAGTAAGTCCAACGTTCAGGCTTATTTAGGTAAAGTGCGTAAGGGTAATGATGAAATCTATGATACACCTTTCGCCAGAGGTGAGTCAACAGAGCAACTCCTGTCGGGATGGATTCAGCAACTAGAGTCACTTAAGCAGAAGTGGCCTACGCTGTATGAATTCGAAATCGACCTCTCGAAGAAGGTCGGCCCGATGTCTATTGAAAAGCCTGTCTCTCAACGCCTCAAGGACATCGATGCTTACTACGATGGTATTCTCCTTCCATCAACAAACTTAGACAGCACTGCCTTATCTAGCGTGCTTGATGAGTTTGCGCAGATCCGAGGGCTGCGCGTACGGGATGTCATCAGGACAACGGATCGTATGAAAAAGAGCACGAATTCCGGTTCCCCATACTTCACTAAACGGAGATTGGTCGTTGATAAAACCATACCGTTTACCTTCAGCTGCCGGGGTGATGAACTTTATCAGGGTCTTCCTACGGGCCAATTCGGTTCACCGGCAATCCTGGGCTGGAGAGGACAGGAAGGCGGTCCTGATGCCGACGATGTCAAACAGAGGGTGGTTTGGATGTTTCCATTTTCTGTTAACATCGCCGAATTGTGTGTCTACCAACCACTGATTGAAGCAGCCCAGCGCTTTAATCTTGTCCCTGCGTGGGTTAGCATGGACAGGGTAGACCTTGAGATCACTGAACTTTTTGACTCAAAGGGAAAGAATGATCTCGTCATGTGTACTGATTTCACCAAGTTCGATCAACATTTTAACCCCAAACTCCAGGAAGCAGCGCTCCAACTGATAACTGGAATATTATCTCCTGGGATGACATCAATCACTTGGTTGAAAGAAATATTCCCAATTAAGTACACGATACCTCTAGTTTATGATATTGGGAAAGTTCGATTTGGGAAGCATGGTATGGGTTCTGGTTCGGGAGGAACCAATTGCGATGAAACCCTTGTCCATCGTGCCTTACAGTATGAGGCTGCTCATCGAGCTGGTGCTAAGCTTAACCCACATTCACAGTGTCTTGGCGATGACGGGATACTCTCATACCCCGGTTTAACTGTGGATGGAGTAATTGATGCGTATTCATCGCACGGCTTGGAGATGAATCCGGATAAGCAGTACGTGTCAACGCAAGATTGCACATACCTTCGGAGATGGCACCATAAAGAATATCGGATTGATGGGGTGTGTGCAGGGGTATATTCAACGTGCCGGGCATTAGGACGGTTAAGATACCTCGAAAGATGGATGGACCCAAGGTACTGGGACGCCAAGGCAGTGGCTCTTCGGCAGTTGGCGATTTTGGAGAATGTGAAGTATCATCCATTAAAGGAAGAGTTTGTCGAGTATTGCATGAAACGGGATAAGTACAGATTGGGCCTGGATATCCCACATTTTCTTGACGATTTGAGAGACATCGCCATGGAAAAGATCAATGACATGCCAGACTTCCTCGGTTACACCAGAACTCTACAGAGTAAAGGAGATCCGGTTGGTGGCATCGAGTCATGGTGGATTGTTAAACACCTGAAGTCAATGCGACGTTGAGATGGTGCAGTAAACCATTGGGTC